CAGGAACCAACCTAGGTCTAGGTACATTCGGCACGCAGTTACAAGCACAAGGCCAATTAAACCAAGGGATGCAGTCAGGTTTGAGCAATCTTGCTCAGCTTGGAATTGGTCGTGCTAGTATAGGTCAAGGTGGCTTAATGGGTGACTTAGCGCCGTTCATTCAAACTGGCGCAATGATTTACGGCGCTTCTTAAGGGGGATTTATGGCATTTCCAACAGCATCAGAAATAGCACAACTAGGGCAAATGCAGCGCGCAAATAGTCCATTAGCTCAGCTTGGTCAATTAGTGCAAGGTGGCTTTCAAGGCTATCAGCAAGGCCAAGCAATGAAAGAGCGCAGAGATCAAGCGGCTGCGGCACAACAAGCACAGCAAGCGGCAGCACAAAAACAAGCTAAGGCGGCAAGCTTAATACAGCAAGCGGTTCAAAACCCAGATCAAGCTGAGTCGCTAGTTGCTGAAGCTGCAACGCTAGACCCTGTTTTTGTAAATAAGGTTTTTCAGGCTAGAAATACTGGGCTAAAAGGCCAGAATGAGCCTAAACCAATTACTGACTACCAAAAGGCTTCTATTGAGCTTAGACGCGAGCAGCTTGAACTTGATAAATTAAAAGCACAGCAGGCAAAAGCATCAAACGAACTTAAAAAAGAACAACTTCAGGTTGCTATTGAGGCTAAAAAATCAAAGCTTCAAGAAAATGAGATGGCTATAAAAGATAGTGCCGTCAAGGACTTAGCTACATTTGATAGCACACTAAATACAGTTGACCAGCTAATCAACCATAAAGGATTAGAGGCGGCCGTAGGTGGCAGCTCTATTTTTCCAACAGTGGCAGGCTCAGAAGCTGCAAACTTTGAAGCCAAGCTAGAGCAATTAAAAAGCCAGCAGTTTTTAACTGAAATTCAAAAAATGAAGGGCCTTGGCGCTCTGTCTGAGAATGAAGGTAAAAAACTAGGAGCGGCGGCTGCTTCGCTTGATCTGAAAATGTCAGAAGATGCGTTTAGAGAAGAGCTAAAATACATTCAGGAAACAATGCAGAAAGCTCGCAACAAGATAGCGGGAAACATTCCAAAAGAAGAAACCGAAAGCAATCAAGGCGCTATGCAAGTTGATCAATTGTCAGACGATGAACTTTTAAAATCACTGGGGTTATAATGGCTACCAAAACAGAGCTACTAATAGAGGCCAATAAAAGAGGCCTTCTTACTGGTGAAAAAAAGCAGGCTTTTGATATTGCTGTTAAGCGTGGCCTGATAACACTTCCAAAAGAGCAAATATCTGAGGAAGAGTTTACTCAGAGTTATGGTGATATACCGGATATTGAAGGGATTATAGAGCCACAAAAACCAAAAGAAGAGCCAACTATAGGCGAAAAAGCCACAGGCGCAGCAGAGGCGGCACTTACAGCAGTCACAGGAGCAACAGGCGGCACGCTTGGCATGATAGGCGGCACATTCAAAGGCTTGATTGATGAAATACGAACGGGTGAATTTGGCTCTAATGAAGCAGCAAACCGTATTGAGCAAAAAGCTAATGAGCTAATGGCAAGCCTTACTTATCAGCCACGCACAGAGCAGGGCAAAGAATACGTGCAGGATATCGGAGAGGCTGGCGCTCAATTGGCACCACTCGCTGGATTATCTGGCCCATTAGCTCAGGCAGGCCAATTAGGTAAAGCAGCGGTTCCACAGGCTAAGGCGGTGCTAGGTCAGGCGGCCAAGGCTTCACAGCCAGTAAAAGAAGCATCAAAAGCAGTGTTTACCTATCAAAGCCCTGCCAAGCAAAAGATTGCTCAAATGCTTGAGGCTAGCGTGCCAGATGTAGAAACAGCTCAATATAAAATTAAAACGCCATCATCAAACAAGCCTCAGACTGGTTTAGCAAAAGCACTAAATGCAGGTGGCGCAAAAATAACAAAGGATAAGGCTGCAATAAGTGCTATTGATCAAGGCTTTGATGAAGGAGTAATCGCTTCCGTTAAAGGCGCATCAGTGGCAGATAAAACCGACATGCTGCAAATGCTTAATATCTTTGAGAAGGGTAAGAAGAACCAACTTTATGCAGCCAAAAACCGACCTACTGACATTGTGGGGAATCGGGTTCTGAAAGCTTTTAATGATGTAAAAAAAGCTAATAAAAAAGCCGGAACTGAAATTGACAAAGTTGCTCGTTCTTTAAAAGGCCGCAGTGTCGAGTCGGCACCTATTGGAGACCGCTTTATAACTGAGCTGGCCGATATGGGCATTGGTGTATCTGATGACATGAAGCTTATTTTTAAAGGCTCTGATGTAGAAGACCTTTCAAATGTTGAACGAACCCTTTCCACTGTATTCCGTAGAATGACAGGGGATAAAGCCCCAGATGCTTACGAACTGCATAGAATGAAGCGTTTTATTGATGAACAGGTTTCTTACGGAAAAGCAGGCGAAGGCTTAACAGGCAAAGCAGAATCTGTATTGAAATCATTGCGCCGCGATATTGACTCTGTACTGGATGAAAACTTCAAAGACTACGATAAAGCGAATACCATGTATTCTGATACAATACAGGCAATAGATGACATTCAGTCCGTAGCAGGTAGAAAGCTTGATTTAACTGGTGAAAACGCAAACAAGGCACTAGGAACATTAATGCGCCGCGTTCTAAGTAATGCACAATCCCGTGTAAATGTCGTTGATGCTGTTTCTAGCCTTGATGAAATTGCCAAAAAATACCCTTCTCAGATTGCTATAGAAGGCCAAAAAATGGCAGGCAGAAAGCCAGATTTAACACAGTTGATTTTATTTGCGGACGAACTTGATTTTAGATTTAAGCCAGTAGCTCGCGGCTCATTCCAAGGTCAGATTGAGCAGGTAGCAGAGCGAGGCCGTCAAATCGCAACAGGTGGAAGCCCAACAATGGCAGCAATTGATACCGTAGTTGGCGCGGCGGCTAGGGGCTTAGATAAAGTTAAAGGCGTAAGTGATGAAAAAGCATTTGCGGCAATGAGAGAATTATTAAAACAAGGTGCTGAATAATGGCTAATCAAATTAAAGCCCCAATTAACTACCCTATCATAGCAGGCGGTAAAATCGTATCTGGCGGCTCTGTTATCTTTGGTCAGCCTAATGTTAAGCCTGATCCTGATAACCCGTCTACGCTTAAAGCGGTTTACTTGGATGCAGCTTTAACGCAGCAGGCAGAAAATCCTCAAGGTATTAGTTCGGATGGCGTGTTTGATCAGTCTGATACTGGTATTTTATATGGCCCTAGTGATACCGTTTACTCTATTGTTATTTTAGGTGCTAATAAAAAACAGCTTTCCTATATTCCAGAGTACGACCTTTCAGACGCCAATGCAGCAGCAACGGCGCAATCAGCAGCAGCGCAAGCGGAATCAGCAGCATCTAACGCAATAGCCGCAAAAGATTTAACAGAGGCTTTATACACTGACTTTGTAAACCGTTATTTTGGTGCCTATTCTTCCGACCCTAGCGTTGACCCAGAAGGCAATCCACCAAGCGAAGGCTCTATTTACTTCAACACCACTTCAAATGTGTTTTTTACTTGGCATAGTGGCGTATGGAATAATGATTTCCCTTCCAATCCAAATGGGTTGATGGTTACTGCTACAGGCACAACTACGCCTAGAAGCTTATCTGATAGGTTTGGTGATGTAGTACACACAAAAGACTATGGAATATTGTTTGATGGCATTACAGATCAAACTGATAAGTTTCAAGGAATTATAGATGATTTAGCTGGGAATTACGGCGGCACAATAGTATTACAAGAAGGTGATGTAAAAGTTAGTACATTATCACTAAAAGCTGGTGTGGTTCTGACGGGTGGTGGCGTATATAAAACAAGGATTATTGGAAGCGTTCAAGTCTCCAGCGGAACCTACTTTGATAGGGTTGGCGCAATAACAGGTAATGGAACAGGGCAGTATCATACTGGCATTAAAGACTTAACATTATATGGGGATGGTACAGGGATTGGTCTTAATTTAAGAGAGTCATGGTGGGGGAAATTTGAAAGAGTTATAATTCAAAATTTTGACACAGGATGTAAGCTAGGTATAGGAACTTCTGGCATAACTGGGTGTTATTGGAACTTATTTGAACATGTATGGCACAAAGGAAATAACACTAATCTTCACATAACAGATTTCACAAATCTTAATAACTGGAAGTCATGTAGGTTTGATACCGCAACAGATTGGGATGTAGAGTTTGTAGAGCCATCCACTCCACTTGGGTTAGGGATGGAAGGAAACAGCTTTGAAGACTGCGAAATGGCATCACTAGACTCGATACGTCTAGCGGCAAAAATATGGGATTTGTCATTTAATAACATCTATTTCGAGCAAAAAGGGTATATTGTTTTAGATGATTCTACACACAGTAAGCGGTCGATATCATTTAATGAGTGTAAGTTCTTTGGGGCCAATTCACTAAAGAATAAAATAGTTGCGGGTGTGCTTGGTCAGTGTACTGATTGGCATTTTACAAACTGCACTACAAATTTAAGTAGAGACCCATCAGCACCAAATCCTTTAAACTTAGTTGATATGCAGTCCAATGCTTTTTGGTTTAAGTTCACAATGCCTAGGTTGGAGAACGGGCCAAACATTGAGCTTGTAAGCCCATCAACTACCAATAAAGATAAGTGGAGATTACAAGATGCGAGGGGTAATGATGAAATATATTCTAAATCTATTATATCTGATGGGATTTCTTCAGCGGATATTAGGATGTCTAAAGACCCACAATCAGACCAACTTGCGTTAAGTGTCAAGTCTAACTCATTATCTTTCGCTAAAGACGTAGGTTCTTTTACTTCTTTTGATGTTATTAGTATAAAGCGAGGTTCGATAGCATCCGCTTATTCCGCTACAGCTTTTGAGATGACCTTATCAGGTAGGGATTTAACCAATGCGGTACATGCCTCTTGGAACTATAAGGGGCTTATTATAGGTAATGGAACCTCCGTAGCTATTGTTACAATAAATGACAATAGTGCTGGGGCTGGAGCATTTAACCCGACAATAACCATAGCAAGGTCAGGTGATGACATAGTAGTTACAGCTAATAACCCATCTGGACCGTCAATAGACCAAACAAATATAAATGTAACAGCAAGTGCATCAGGTAATTTTATCGGGTACATAGAGAAATTATGATAGCCGCTAAAAACTTCAACCCAGCAACCGACCCTAAACTACTCTGCACATGCGGCCACAAGGAGTGTGACCGCCGCAGCGTGGATCAAGAGTCACTAGATAAATTGCAGCTTATCCGTGACGACCTAAATGCGCCTATGGTTATCACTTCCGGTGGTCGTTGCCCTTATCATCCTAAAGAGATTAAAAAGACTGAAATTGGTGATCACCAGCTATGCAAGGCCGTAGACGTTCGCTGCGACAATGTAATAATGGAAACCAAGCTAAAGGTATTAGCAGGCCGTCATGGCGCAACTAGAGTGGCAGGTGGTGCTTATTGTGGCTTTGTTCACATAGCATGGACTAAAACAGACCGGAAAGATGTACCGACTTGGAATTACTAATGATTAAGCGCTTACTAATAATGTGGCTGTTCTTAATAGGAATAACCATAGCTTTAGTATTCGCTTTATCTTGTGACCTAATTCACATAACCAAAACCAAACTAAGGGGTTTAAAATGCCGTTACTTTTAAAAATAGGCTCAGCTATAGGTATGTATTTCTTCAAGAAACATGCTTTAGA